ATTCGGATTTCCAGTCTTTGATAATCCACGTGATGGAGAACGACTGGGACCAGACGGTGAATTAATAGATATTGGAGTTGTAGACAGTTGGGAGAATGAAGCTGAAGGATTAAAAGATGATCAAGATGCTTTGAATGAGTTCTACCGACAGTTCCCTAGAACTACGGAACACGCTTTCAGAGATGAAAGTAAAAACAGTATCTTTAACCTAATGAAGATATATGAGCAGATAGACTACAACGAAGGTAGTAGACACGCTGCTCACACCACGACAGGTAGTTTTGGTTGGGTTAACGGTGTTAAGGATTCTAAAGTTGTTTTCCACCCAGATCCAGGTGGAAGATTTAAAGTTAGTTGGGTTCCCCCATCTCACTTGCAGAATAAACAGATAATAAAAAATGGTGTTAAGTTCCCAGGGAATGATCATGTTGGCGCGTTTGGGTGTGACAGTTATGATATTAGCGGTACTGTTGATGGCAAAGGATCGAAAGGGGCGCTCCACGGATTAACAAAATTTTCTATGGAAGATGCGCCTTCGAGTACGTTTTTCTTAGAGTATATAGCAAGACCACAAACCGCGGAGATGTTTTTTGAAGATGTGTTAATGGCATTAGTGTTTTATGGTATGCCTTTACTCGCAGAGAATAACAAACCTAGATTACTGTACTATTTACGCCGAAGAGGTTATAGAGGTTATAGCATGAACAGACCAGATAAAACTTGGAAGAAGTTATCAGTTGCTGAAAAAGAAGTGGGTGGTATACCAAACTCAAGTGAGGATATTAAACAAGCTCACGCCTCAGCTATAGAGATGTATATACAAGATCATGTAGGACATTTAGGTGAAGGTAATTATGGAACAGTATATTTTAACGAGTTGTTAAACGACTGGGCTAAGTTTGATATAAATAAAAGAACGAAGCACGACGCTTCTATAAGTTCTGGTTTAGCTATCATGGCTTGTAACAGGCATTTGTATGCACCAAACGCTAAAGTAGAAAGAAAACCGTTAGACCTGAATATATCTAAATACAACAACAAGGGATTTAATTCCCAAATAATAAAGTAAAATATGGCTGAGTCAGTACATGTTAATTTTCCAAAGCAAAACGTTAGCGATGACGAAAAAAACTCTATTGAGTATGGAGAGAAAATCGCTAAGGCTATAAGTGCTGAGTGGTTCAACGAGCAGGGTAGTTTAAGCAAACACGCCTCAGGTGCCAATGATTTTCATAAACTTAGGCTTTACGCTCGTGGAGAGCAGTCTATACAAAAGTATAAAGATGAGTTATCTATTAACGGTGATTTATCGTATCTTAATTTAGATTGGACACCGGTACCTATTATATCTAAGTTTGTTGATATAGTCGTTAACGGTATAGCTGAAAGAACATATGACGTAAAAGCTTTTTCTATAGATGCTGGTGGGTCAGAGAAAAGAAACAATTTTATAGACACTGTTACTGGTGACATGCAAATGAAGGGGTTTGATAGCTCAATGATGCAGGAGTTAGGTGTTGACACCACGCAAAGTAGCATGCAGGTTCTACCTGAATCAGATGAAGAGTTGCAGCTATATATGCAGTTGCAGTATAAACAGGCTATCGAGATAGCAGAGGAACAAGCTATTAGCGTTTTACTAGAAGGAAATAACTATGAATTAATTAAGAAAAGATTTTTTCATGATTTAACAGTCTTAGGTATTGGAGTTGTTAAAACAGGGTTTAATAAATCGGAAGGCGTTGTAGTGGATTATGTTGATCCAGCTAACGTTGTTTATTCTCACACTGAATCACCTTATTTTGAAGACATATATTACGTTGGTGAAGTTAAAGCTTTACCTATAAACGAATTAGTTAGAGAGTTTCCTCACTTAACGGATAGTGAGATTGACGAAATTGTAAGCAAAAACAACAAGAATAATACTTATAGATATAATTCACGAAGTAGTCTTAGAGATGACAACATTGTGCATGTACTTTATTTTAATTACAAAACCTACAATAATGAGGTTTATAAGATTAAGCAGACAGGTAGCGGAGGAGATAAAGCTATAGAAAAAACTGATAGGTTTAACCCTCCGGAGAATATGGACGGTAACTTTACTAGAGAAGCTAAGAAGTTGGAAGTTCTTTACGATGGGGTTATGGTTCTTGGTTGTGATAAAATACTTAAGTGGGAGTTGTCTAAAAACATGATTCGTTCTAAGAGTGATTTTAACAAAGTTAAAATGAACTACAGTATTGTAGCTCCTAGGATGTACAAGGGTAGAATCAAAAGTTTAGTTAGTAGAATAACTGGTTTTGCTGATATGATACAGCTTACTCATCTCAAGCTACAGCAAGTTATGGCTAAGATGGTTCCAGATGGCGTTTACTTAGACGCGGATGGTCTAGCTGAGATTGATTTAGGTAATGGCACTAACTATAACCCACAGGAAGCTCTTAACATGTTCTTTCAGACTGGTAGCGTTATAGGTAGAAGTTTTACCTCTGAGGGTGACATGAACCCTGGTAAAGTACCTATTCAAGAAATACAGTCTAGCAGCAAAGGCGCTAAGCTACAGTCTTTGATACAGACGTACAACTATTACTTGCAGATGATTCGTGACGTCACTGGTTTAAATGAGGCTAGAGATGGTAGCACGCCAGATAAAAACGCTTTAGTTGGAATACAGAAAATAGCCGCAGCTAACTCTAATACAGCTACAAGGCATATACTGCAAGCTGGATTACTTCTTACAGCTGAAACAGCTGAAAAGCTATCATTAAGGATATCTGATGTTATAGAGTATTCACCCACTAAGAAAGCTTTTATTGAGTCAATCGGGCACCGTAATGTAGCAAAATTAGAAGAGGTATCAGAACTGCATCTACATGATTTTGGTATCTTTATAGAACTATCTCCTGACGAAGAAGAAAAGCAGTTGCTAGAAAACAACGTTCAAATGGCTCTTCAACAAGGTGGTATTGAACTAGAAGACGCTATAGATATTAGAGAAGTGAAAAACCTAAAACTAGCTAATCAGCTGCTAAAGATAAGGCGTAACAAGAAGATAGAACGTGACAGACAGCAGCAGCTAGAAAACATACAGGCTCAAACACAGTCTAACCAAGCGGCTGCTCAAGCTTCAGCTCAAGCAGAAGTTCAAAAGCAATCCGCTATTACACAGAGTAAAGTTCAACTGCTTCAAGCTCAATCACAGGCTGATGCTCAAAAGTTACAGTTAGAGATGGCTGCTAAAAAAGAACTTATGGGACTTGAGTTTCAGTACAACATGCAGTTGAAGGGTATTGAGGTTAGTGGGCTCAAAGATAGAGAGAGCCAAAAAGAAGATAGAAAGGACGAAAGAACAAAGATACAAGCATCCCAACAAAGCGAACTTATAGACCAAAGAAAAAGCGGAAAACCGCCTAAAAAGTTTGAATCCGCAGGTAATGATACTATAGGTGGTGGATTTGGTTTAGAAGCCTTTGGGGCGCAGTAAATTATTAAATAACTATTATATTATATTATGGAAGAAGTAAAAAACGAAGAAGTGATCGAAGAGGTCACTCAAGAAACGCCTCAAGAAGAGGTTGCTGAGGAGCAGAAACCCGAAGTAGATTTAAGTAAATTTGAAAGCAAAGATGATGATAGTATCATTAAAATAGATTTAAGTAAACCTATAGAAACAGAATCAGAAACAGTAGATGAGAACCAAACTGATCTCGAAGAAGTTGTTGCAGAAGTTACACAAGAAGAGAACGCTAGCGATGAGGTACCAACCCTTGAGGAAATTACCGATGAGGAAACTGTCACAGAAAAAGAGGTAATAGAAGCTCTTGACGCAAATGAAGAGTCAGGGAAAGCTATACCAGAAAATGTTCAGAAGTTGCTAGACTTTATGGATGAAACAGGTGGAGACCTAGAAGACTACGTTAAGCTAAATAAAGACACTAGTGATTTAAGTGATCAAGATGCTTTACGAGAGTACTACCAAAGAACTAAACCTCATCTAGCTTCAGATGAAATTGATTTTCTTATAGAAGATGGATTTTCATACGATGAAGATATAGATGACGAAAGAGATATTAAACGTAAAAAATTGGCCCTCAAAGAGCAAGTTGCCGAGGCCAAGACCTACTTAGACGGGCAAAAGTCTAAATATTACGAAGAGATTAAAGCTGGAAGCAAGCTCACAGGTGAGCAGCAGAAGGCAATTGATTTCTTCAACCGATACAATAAAGAGTCAGAGCAGACTAATCAAGCTGTCAAACGTAGTAGTGATGTTTTTGAACAAAAGACTAATAATCTTTTTAACGACAAATTCAAAGGTTTTGAATACAACGTCGGAGAAAAAAAATATCGATTCAACGTTAAGGATGTCGATGGTACAAGAGCTAAGCAGAGTGATATAAACAATTTCATGTCAAAGTTTGTCGATGAAAATAAATCGCTTTCGGATGCTAAAGGATACCACAAGGCGTTATATACAGCTATGAATTCCGATGCAGTTGCTCAACACTTCTATGAACAAGGAAAAGCCGATGCACTGAAAGACAGTGTTCGGAAGTCGAAGAATATTGATATGGATCCTAGAGGTTCACATAAAGATACGACTACCGGCGGCATGAAAGTTCGAGTGTTAGGTGATGATTCTGCCTCTTTTAAGTTCAAAATGAAAAATAAAAAATAACAATTTAAAAACAATTTAAAATGGCAATTACAAATGGAACGTTGTTAAATAAAGTACCTTCTGCGCAGCAGCAGACTTTATCAAGCAACTACATTGACTTCGCAGGCGGTTCTACCGGTTGGGAGCAACAATATTTACCAGATCTTATGGAAAAAGAAGCTGAGGTGTTCGGACAAAGAACAATCTCGGGATTCCTTTCACAAGTAGGAGCTGAAGAGAGCATGACCGCTGATCAAGTGGTATGGTCTGAGCAATCTCGTCTACACTTATCTTACGTAGGTACAGTAGCTACTGCTGGCGATACTAACGGTACATTCACAGTTGTGACTGATATCGATGGTTCCGCTGACACTGAAAACGGTTTCTTAGTAGCTAATCACGGTGTTCGTGTAAACGATATCGTACTTATCGCTACTGCAGGTATCGTAACTAAATGTTTAGTTGTAGAGACTCCAGCAACAGCTGTTATCACAGTTGAGCCTTATGATAAAGCTGATCTTACTGGACACGCTACTACTGATAGTGGTTCTGTATTATTAGTTGTAGGTTCTGAGTACGGTAAAGGAGCAAAGTATGCTGGTATTACTGGTGCTACTGAAGCTGATAAGCGTACTGCTCTAACACCGACTTTCAAGTCGTACAGCAACAAGCCAATCATTATGAAGGATTACTACGAGATCTCTGGATCTGATGCTTCACAAATCGGTTGGGTTGAGGTTACTGGTGAAGAAGGTCAGAACGGTTACCTATGGTATCTAAAAGCTGAAGGAGACACTCGTGCTCGTTTCACTGATTACTTAGAGATGGCTATGCTTGAGTCTGAAAAGACAGTTGGTAATTCTATTATTGGATTTGGTGCTGACAGTCAAGTTAGGGGCGCTGCTGACGCTGGTGCAGGCGGTGCTGGTACTGAAGGTTTATTCGCGGCTATCGAGTCTCGTGGAAACGTAACATCTGGTGTGACTGGAGTTAATGCTGCTACTGACTTAGCTGAGTTTGACGCTATCCTAGCAGAGTTTGATAAGCAAGGTGCTATTGAAGAGAACATGATGTTTGTAAACCGTGCGACTAGCCTAGCTATCGACGACATGCTTGCTTCCATGAACTCTTACGGTGCTGGAGGTACTTCTTACGGAGTATTCGACAACAGTGAGGATATGGCTCTTAACTTAGGATTCTCTGGATTCCGTCGTGGGTCTTATGATTTCTATAAGTCAGACATGCGTTACTTGAACGATAAAGCTACTCGTGGTGAGATTAACCGTATTGCTGGATCAGCCGCTATTCGCGGAGTCATAATTCCAGCTGGTGTATCTACCGTGTATGATCAAGCGTTAGGCAAGAACCTTAAGCGTCCTTTCCTACACGTTCGTTATAGAGCTTCTGCTACTGATAATCGTAAGTTAAAGACTTGGGTTACTGGTTCTGTTGGAGCTACTACGTCAGCGCTTGACGCGATGCAGATTCACTACTTATCTGAAAGATGTCTAGTGACTCAAGGTGCAAACAACTTCATGTTGATGAAGTAAGGTATATATTTGGTGAAACTACCCTGCCTTCGGGTGGGGTAGTTTTATATTAATTTTTTATTATATTATATTATGGCTAAAAAGCAAACAAAAAAAGTAGAGGTTCAAGAACCCTACGTAGAGGAAACAATTGTAGTTGAAGCTCCAAAACCGGAGCCAAAATTAAAACCAAAAAGAGCTAGTGATCAAGAAAAGCTTTTAACAGATGGTTGGGAGTTTAAAAACAGAGTTTATAGACTTAAAGGAAATAAAAAACCTTTATCAAGATCAATTAAAGGAGCTAATATACACTGGTTTGACGAAGAGCAGGGCTACGAAAGAGAGTTGAAATACTGCTCTAACCAAAGAACAGTCTTTGTAGATGAGATGAAAGGTGATCAGCGATTAGAGCATATTGTGTTTAGAAACGGCATGCTTATAGTAGAAAAAGAAAAAACAGTATTACAAAAGCTTCTTTCTTTGTATCACCCAGATAGAGACACTATGTTTTACGAAGAGAAGCCAGCCGCGAAAGCAGCTAGTCAAATTGAGTGGTTAGAAATGGAAATTGAAGCACTTAACGCTGCTAAAAACTTAGACATCGACATGGCTGAGGCTGTTATGAGAGTTGAGATTGGTTCTAAGGTATCAGAGATGAGTTCTAAGGAGCTTAAACGCGATTTACTACTATATGCTAAGAAAAATCCTCAATTGTTCTTAGAACTGCTTAATGACGATAACGTGGTACTTAGAAACTTTGGCATCAAAGCTACGGAGATGGGGATTATAAAACTATCCTCTGATCAAAGAACGTTCTCGTGGGGAAGTAACGACAGAAAGTTAATGACAGTTCCTTTTGACGAACACCCGTATTCAGCCTTAGCCGCTTGGTTTAAGACTGATGAGGGAATGGAGATATACTCCAATATAGAAAAACGATTAAATTAATAATCAAAAATGGTGATGCAACTGCCCTTCGGGGTGGTTGCAAAACTACAAAAAAAGAATTATGGCAATAAGTGTAGATAGAGTGTATCAAACAGTGTTAGCGTTAGCTAATAAAGAACAACGAGGTTACATAACTCCGCAGGAGTTTAACTTATTTGCCAATCACGCTCAGAATTCAATATTTGAGCAATACTTCTATGATCTAAACCAGTTCTACAGAATACCAAGTAACAACAGTGTTATATCAGACCCCAGAGATATTATAGAAGAAAAGGTGTCTGTGTTTAAGAAAATGTGGGGTGGAGAGCTTAAATATTTTCCAGACATAAAAGACTTGCACAAAGTAGAAAGCGTTTGGGCTGAAGATAAAGACAAACAAATAGCGTTAGCTGAAGAGCTCAGCTCGCTTGAGGAGTACTACGTACGTAATTCATTAAAACTTACCAAACCTTCACTTAAAAGACCTGTGTATATTTTAGCCGGGGGCGATATATTTGTATACCCTGTACCGCATAAAGCCCAAGTTAGCTATATTAGAACACCTAAAAATCCTAACTGGACGTATGTAATAGTTAACAACCAAGCCTTATGGAATCCCGGCGCTGAAGATAAGCAAGACTTTGAATTACACCCTTCGGAAGAAAAAAACCTAGTTACAAAAATCCTTCAATTAGCTGGTGTAGCTATTAAGGACTACAACATGGTGCAAGTGGCCGCTCAAGAGGAGCTCAAAAGTATTCAACAAGAAAAATCATAATAGATGGGGTTATTAGACGATACAACTCAAAAGCAGCATTACCAAGGTAGCGACTATGGTGGATATCAATTTGTTTCGCTTGACGATGTTATAACTCAATTCCAAATAATGTATGTTGGAGAGGATAAGATTATATCGAAGGCAAGTAGGACCGATGTGGCGTTTCACGCTCAAAGAGCTTTAGCTGAATTATCTTTTGATACTATAAAATCCTTCAAGTCTCAACAGATCGATGTGCCTTCTACATTAACTATGATACTCCCTCATGATTATGTTAACTACACTAAAGTTGCTTGGGTTGACGCAGCTGGTATTAAGCGACCTGTGTATCCTACAAAGCACACGTCAAATCCATTTCAAGTAAAACAAGAGACAAACGGGGAATATTCTTTTGAAAGTCTTAGTGAGTTTGTTAGAAACCCAGGGTTTGATGATGGTTTAAATAACTGGAAAGTTGTACCTCTACCAAGAGAAGGTCGAACTACTATAGAAGCTAACGCTAATATACTTAGCTTTAATCATGCTTCACATAAAAGAGGTAGAGAAAATTCTGTTTTTGGACATGCTCTGGCGGTTTGGCAAGAGCTTGATGTAACTGACATAGATTACTTAGATATAAAAGCAGATGGTGTTGCGGTAGCAGCTGCTGGTTCAGGTGATACAGCTACTCCAGCTGGGGTTTTAAGGTTTGGATTGAGTACTCAACCTGGCGATACAAACACTTTACCATACGACGATACTGGTTCAAATCCGGGCGGCCCATCTAATAATCAAAACGTTGGAATTTTTGATATACCACATGAAGGTGCTCAAGCAGGTAGTTATATAGAGTGGAGAGGTGCATCAAGCGACGATGAGACTAAATATAGTATAAACGTAGCGGAATACGACGTGGTGTACGCTTTAGTAACATCCTACGTTCCTCACACGAAATACAACGCAAACGCGTCTATTCATCTTGTATCGAACAAGATAGATAATATATCTGTAACGGGTTATACGGCTAACGAAAGCTTAACATCTCCTAGAGGTAACGAAATAAATAGCTCAACTTGGAATACGTATAAATCTGCTACTCCATCTGAAAACTCTATTGAGGACTACAGATACGAGCAGCACTGGTTAAATCCCAATGAGCGTTATGGTCTTGAGCCAAGCCACGCTCAGATTAACGGATCTTTTTTCATAGATCAAAGATTAGGTAAGATACACTTCTCATCTAATATATCTGGAAAAACAGTTATACTAGATTATATAAGCGACAGCCTTGGATCTGATTCTGAGATGCAAGTACCTAAGCTAGCTGAAGATGCTATGTATAAACACATGTTGTATGATCTAATGTCTACTAGATCGAATATCGGTGGAGGTAGATTAAACTTTCATAAAAAAGAAAAGTTTGCTGCGGTTAGAAAAGCTAAACTCAGACTATCAAATATTAAATTAGAAGAGCTAACGCAAATACTTAGAGGTCAGTCTAAACAAATAAAACACTAATATATGCCTGAGATTAAAAATACTTTTATTCAAGGTAAGATGAACAAAGACCTTGATGAAAGATTAATTCCAAACGGACAATATAGGGATGCCTTGAATATAGGTGTTACGTCTTCTGAAGCTTCAGACGCTGGTGCTATCGAAAATATATTAGGCAACATTCAGGTGGACAACGTTATACCAGAGGGTTATACTTGTGTCGGTAGTATTTCAGATGAAACGACAAACACTTTATATTGGTTTGTTAAAGGTGAAGATAGAGACGCTATACTTAGATTTAACGAAGAAGAATCACTTGTCGTTATCGTTGACGTATATGAGTCAAGCAGTGAGAGGTTTTTAAATTTCACAGGTGATCATATTACTGGTATAAATATAGTAGATAATTTTCTTTTCTGGACTGACGGTAACTCCGAACCAAAAAAGATTGATCTAGACAAAAAGTACCATAATAACACAAGTCTTTCGGTTGACGATCAACCTTCAGCTTTGTTATATGTTAATGGTGTTAGTGAGGGGAACTTGCAAGAGCAACATATAACGGTTATAAAAAAGAAACCAAGTATAGCTCCAACAGTGAGCATCAACACGTCTGATAGCGTTCTAACTACACGAAGCGAGTCTATATTTGAAAAGATATTCCCTAGGTTTTGCTTTAGGTATAAATACGACAGCGGGGAATACTCTGCTTTTGGACCTTTTACGGATGTTGTTTTTAATCCAATTTACGGATTAGAGCTAGGTCAATTTGACAATTACACAACTGAAGAGCCTTATAATAGAGCTATGACAAACGTTATAGACTCAATAGATTTATATGACTTTGTACCGTCTGATATACCTAAAGATGTTGTTCAAGTAGATATACTGTATAAGCAAGAAAATTCTAACGTAGTATATTCAGTGGCTAATATAAAAAGCACTGACGATGAGTTTACCGCCGATGGTTCTCAACAGCTTATAGGTGAAGTACAGGGCACGGTATCTAAGCATAAAGGTAAGTATAATGTTTCTACAGAGAATATACACGCTGCTTTACCAGAAAGTCAACTTTTAAGACCATGGGACAATGTGCCTAGATCGGCGTTGGCGCAAGAGATTACGGGTAATAGACTAGTGTATGGTAACTACAAGCAAGGTTATTATCTTGACGTAGAGCCTAAACTTACGGCTAATTATGAGCCAAGGAAATCTGGAAATTTTAACGAAGGAGGATTAAGGTCTATAAAGTCAAAAAGAGATTATCAAGTTGGGGTTGTTTTAGGGGATAAATACGGTAGAGAAACACCTGTGTTTACCTCTCCAGGAGGCGGCATTAAGCTAAAATGGAATGATTCAGGGTTAACACTTTGTAGTTCATCTTTAATGTTCAACGTCAAACTAGATTCAGATCTTCCGGATTGGACTGATTACTACAAGTTTTATGTTAAGCAGTCATCTGGTGAGTATTACAACCTATTAGCAGATAAAGCTTACGTTCCATTTAAACATGTTGATTTTAGCAATAGAGACGAGCATATATGGTTGTCTCTCCCCTCTTCTGACCGTAATAAGCTTCTAGAGGATGATTTTATTATGCTTAAAAAAGTATACAACGGAAATGACAATCAGTTTATCACTAACGATAATAAATTTCAAGTACTGGATATAGAAAATGAAGCTCCAGATGCTGTTAAATTTGTTTTCTCTAATCTAGGTGAAGTTGGTAACTCTTCGGCGAGTGGTCAAGAAAACCTTTTAGCAGGCGGTGATACTGATGAATTCATTGAGCATGTATTTCCAGATTCAGCTAGAAGAATAGATGTTGAAACAGATACAATACATATTAATAGGGCCGCTTGGTTAGGTGTTAATTGCAATGGAGCTCCATTAGTTATTGAAGGTCTTTCCACTGGGAGTACGGGTACTACGGCTGCTGAAACCGTTAAAGATGTGTTTATATCTTGGGAAAACGATGGCACATATTCAAATAGATATAGAGTTTCAAGCGTTAGTTTAAATGGCAACGGTGATTATGTTTTAAAATTAAGCAAAAAAATAACTTCTATCGACGCTGCTTTATGTGAGGGAGTTTCAAGCGCTTTTTTAAGTGAAGATTTAAAGTTTAACATCTCAAGACGAGATGAAAGAAGTACAGAAGATTTTAGCGGTAAGTTTTTTGTTAAAATTAAAATAGACTTCAGTTTAATAGATATATCTTCAAGTGGATATTTGACTGACCAAATTTACGTTTGGAGCTCTCAAGATACAAGCTATCTTTATGACGTTCACAACACAGATGTTATTATTCTTCCCGAATCGGAGGGTATCGTAAACTCTAGTACTACCAGCACGCAACCTGCAGTCACCCCGTTGACGGGTATCCCTGGTATAACCGGTAGGTTAAACACGGCTGTAGAATGGGATTCTTTGCTTTCAGGAGATGATAACTCTGTGGGTAGAACGTTTTTTATCGACAACTTATCTTTTATATCTTCTAACCCTTCTTCGAGTAGTTACGCTAAAGAATCTGGGGAAGGATGGTTTGGAGCCCGAACTCAATACGAGTCTTATAGCTGGGGATTCAACGCTTACTTTGTAAGGCTTCAATCTACTCCTAATGCAGATTTCATACCTGCAGCATCGATCGCAGGTTTACCAGATGGTTACTACGGTTGGCGTTTTGGTGACCCAGCGTCAGCGTTATCTCAACCCAGCGGAACCCTGTTGGTAGAACAGTCGGGACAACCACTTGATTTAGCAGCGCAAAATGTTACCGGAAGCGGGTTTGGGTTACAACCCTACCCTCTATTAGAGGAAAATGAGGCGATTGTAAACGGTATAGACGGTTTTATGATTTCCGACTTAGAGCACACTGGAGCTTACGCTGGCCACAAGCGATGGTTAAACGATACTATATACAGCGGGACTGATTTGTCAGGTGGGAATACTGACACAACGTATGGCGAGGTTAATACTACTGGTAAATTTTTCTTACACTTATCTTTTTTAGCTCCTGGCGTAGATCTTCATGATGGAAATTTCGGTGTAGAAACAGGTTTAGTGGGAGTCACCCGTATGGGCCGCAACAGCATTGCCTCTAAACTTCAAGGTATATGGGGTGGCGGTGTATTCACTAAATTTGGAACAGATCTTACGGTAAATGGAACCGATATGCAGCCCGCGGATGATTTCTTCACTGGTCCAACTGGAACTTTTGATTTAAACATATACAACCAAGTAGAGTTTGAGGGTAATTACAATTCAGATAATGAGCCGCAAGAAGCGGCCCCTAGCCCTGCAATAACTGGTAGCGGATATGACCTTAATTATTTCAACAGGCATAGTAACCAATGGAACCCAGCGTATCAGGCTAACGGGATTATAAATCAAGATATACTTGAGTTTGAAAATAACTTAAAAACTATTGGTAAACGTTTTAGATTCTCTGGAGATCCAAATGGTGAGATATATGAGATAAAATCAGTTAGTGTAAAACACTTATACAATCACACGTCATGGAGAGCAAGGCGGATTTGGGATGGAGATCAGTATATCGCGGGTGACAATAGCGTCGAAGAAGCCGCAAGTAACTGGGCTGATACTGTTGGGGGTGATGAAGGTGGAAGTATCGAGCTTGCCGATGATTTAAAACAAAAAATACAAGATTTTGGGGCAGCTCACAATAGAAGGGTTTGCTATATTATAGAATTAGACAAGGATCCGACTAATGGGGAGCATTGGGATCCTACAGCGGGTCAAGCCGGCGCTCCAGCTATGAGCTTGACAACGTCTAGTAAAATAGAGTTTATATCTGACACGCCACCACTTGTAGCCGGGCAGCTAGTCAGTTACCCAGCTATATGGGAAACAGAACCTAATCAGGTATCGGATTTAAACATATATTACGAAGCTAGCGGTAATATACCAACTAATATATCAGACGATAAAGAAGAGATATTTGCGCCCGTAGGTTGCAAGGTGTTTATAGAGGATACACCGAATGCAAACTTAAATCCAAATGATTTAAATATATTAGGGTTAGCACATCTTGCTCAGTGGAGTATCAACGTTGACAGCGTTGGTTTTAAAGTAAAAATTGAACCTGGTTTTCCAGCTCTCAACGCGGATGGAGATGAAAATGATTATACTGACGCTGTTCTTAGGTTTGTAAGAATTGACGGTAGTTATACTACTTGTAAGATATCTGATGACCCTAATCACGGTCCAGATGATTGGAATGATTTTGCTACGCTAATAGATCTTAAAACTTCTTTTATCGTAAATGCAGAATTAGATCCTAAAAAACGCGTTGGACTAAGTTGGTATAATTGCTTTTCGTTTGGAGACGGAATTGAATCTAATAGAATACGAGATGGTTTCAATAAGATGCAGATTACAAATGGAGCTAGAGCTTCAGCTACCTTAGAAGAGCCGTATTCAGAGGAGATGCGTAAGTCTGGTTTGATATACTCTGGTATATACAACTCTAACTCAGGCGTGAATAACTTAAACCAGTTTATTCAAGCTGAGAAAATCACTAAAGATTTAAACCCTACGTACGGTAGTATACAAAAACTCTTTTCCAGAAACACAGACTTAATTGCTCTATGTGAAGATAGAGTGTTAAAAATACTGGCCAATAAAGATGCTTTATTTAACGCTGATGGTAACCCGCAGTTAATAGCGTCATCTCAAGTATTAGGGCAAGCAGTTGCTTTTGTTGGGGATTTTGGTATATCTAAAAACCCAGAGTCTTTTGCGTCAGAATCTTATAGAGCTTACTTCTCAGATAAACAGAGAGGAGCGGTACTTAGGTTATCCATGGATGGTTTAACACCTATATCAGACGCTGGAATGCGTGATTACTTTAGAGATAACCTAGCGCCTGCGGACGATATTATTGGTAGTTACGATGATTACAGCAATCAATACAATATAACTCTAACTAAGCAAGCAGAAGATGCTACAAGTGAAACATTGAGCTTCAGCGAAGATGCTAAAGGTTGGGTTAGTTTTAAATCTTTTATACCTGAAAGTGGTGTTAGTTTATCAAACCAATACTTTACCATGAATAAAGGTAAGTTATGGCAGCATAACCTTGACAAAGATGTGTATAATAGATTTTACGATGTAGCGTATTCATCGAGTGTGACCGCGGTTTTAAACGACTCACCTTCAGTTATAAAGAATTTCAATACTCTGAATTACGAGGGTTCTCAAGCCTATGTTGAAAAATATGAAACATACGGGGATGGGCTTTCAAATTTAGCTCCGTATAACGCAAACGAAGAAGATATAATAGGTTGGAGAGCGTCTGAGATTTACAACTCTGATGAGTCTGGTTTTGTCACCGAGTTTATTGAGAAAGAAGGTAAGTGGTTTAACTACATTAAAGGAGGTGATATCGAAGATAACGCTTTACAACAAACGTCTAAGTTTTCTGTTCAAGGATTAGGTATAGTTAAAAACGAAAAGTAATATGTTAATTAATTCATTAAATATATCTTTATCTAATCTACCTAAAGAGGGTGGAAGTAGGGGTTTTTCAGTTATTGGTGAAAGAGGTGCCTCTTTTATACTACAAGTTATTAGATTAGGTGACGGTCACTTTTATAATTTTAAAAGCAAAACCTTTGCCGCTGGTTTTACTAATAATAACAACCTAAAGGGTGTATTGGTGAGCAGCAGGTATAGCAGTAGTATATTGTTTCCTTTAGATGCGAATGGCGAGACATACAACATCATGCTATTTCCTAATCCAGCTACGGGAACTTCTATTAGTGGATCAAAGAATATAATACGTAAGTCTATTGTTCAAGCGGTAGACCGTACGCTAATATTCACAGCAAAACCCGTCGACACAGATGTATATACAACTAATCCACCCGACACAGAGGTTACTGTAACAGGTAATCCTAGTAGTACATACAAGAGAAAATTAGCTTTAGACTGGACTTTCACAAATAAAGGTAACGATGCTAACGGATTTGGGTTAAGACTTATTAAGCAACCTACGGAAAATGATTTTCGCTATAGAGTAACACAGAGTGTAAATGGAGCTGTAGCCGTCGCTTCCACTCTAGTAGTTTTAGATGAGGTTACTAATTTGGTAGTTGGTATGACTTTAATATCAGGCGCGTCTTCAGGTACGCCTTCCATAAAAGCTATAGATACTATAACTAAAACGGTTACATTATCCTCCAGTTCTACTTTTGGCGACGAAGACATATTGGCTTTTGATGCAATAGGTATGACCTCTATAAGTAAAGCTACGGGTATTAGTATTAAATTTAACGAACTCACAGCCACAGCTGTTGAGTTAACTAAAACAGTTAGAGCTAATGTTTCTAGTAGCACTACCATCACTCTAAATGGAACTTACGGCATAGCTGGGGGTAACCACGTGGGCATAACAGGTCTTAACGTTGATAACAGTAGCGCTAATAAAGTTACTTCTGTTAGTGCTTCTGAGGCAGCTGGCAGTATGATTGTTCAAGAACCTCAAACTTTAACAGCTGGTACAAAATTATATTTCGATGGGTGCGCTCGGCAAATAAAGATAAAGGGGTCTATAGAGATCACTGGTTTTCCAAGTTCTAACGTAATCATATACTTTATACCGGAAAATTTTATAACACCAGGAACAGCATCGTAATGAAAGTATATTTAACAACAAACATAGCCAACTCCTCTTTGCAAATTGGAGACAACGCGTTTTACTGCGATGTAGAAGTTTTAAACAGTTCACAGCCAATAAACTCAAACGATGCAGTAGCGCTAGGAAGTATAACTGAAATAGGTCCAGATTGGATAGAGGTGCAGAATAACGTTGAAATTCAGGACGGTGCTTTTCTTTTGTTTCAAAAATCAGCTATCGTTAACGACACTGGTCTAAGAGGACATTACATGGCTGTAACCATGAGTAATGACACAACTGAAAAAGCTGAGTTATTCGCTATAAGTTCCGAAGTAACTGAAAGTAGTAAATAAACACTAAAAAATGTAACTATATTAGTATAATTGAATTAAAGCGTATTATGAAAAATATATTAAAAATAAATAGATTATGGGTCCATTAGTAGGTGTTTTAATAGCCGGTGGTATTCAATTAGCGGGTTCTTTGATAGGTAGTCACTCAGCTAAGAAAGCTAGAGAAGACGCTAACGATCAGGTTGACACGCAGCTTGCTTACCAAAGAGAGCAAGACGATTTACTAGAGGCTCAAAGACAAAGATACAGAGAGTTTGAGTTTACAAATCCGTACGCAAATCTTCAAAACCCATTTGAGGGTATGGAGAATACGTACGAAGACTTAACTGTAAATCAAGAGGCGGCTAGGTTCCAAATGGAGCAAGGTACTCAACAAAGAGCTAATATAATGGCTAACCTTCAAGGTGCTGCAGGATCGTCTGGAATAGCTGGTTTAGCTCAGAGTCTAGCAAATCAAGGTCGTTTACAAGCTAGGCAGGTTTCAGCTGATATATCTCGACAAGAAACCGCCAACCAGCGCCTATCAGCTCAAGGAGCTATGCAAAACCAACAGATGGAAAGACAAGGTCTTAGTGCTATTCAAATGGTTCAAGCTGGTGGGGAGATGGCGATCCAGGAAGCTGAAATGCAAAGACAAGCTACGTTATTGGGTGTTGCTTATCAAGGAGCCGCAGGCGCTTCAACTGGGTTACAGCAGGCTTATGGAAATCAAATGAGCATGAATATGGCTGGCGCGCAGATGCAGATGCAAAACGCTCAAGCGTTTGGTGATATGATGGGTAATATACCTTGGGATCAATTATAATAGACATGAATATAAAAGCAGATTCGACAATAGTAGCCTCAGCAGGTGCTTTAGCAAGAGCTAAGGTACCGTTCTCCATGAGAGGTGTGACCACTGGTTTATTACAGCAGAGAGGTGAGTTATTGGATAGTATATCCACTAACTTTGAAAAAAGCATGCAGGAGATTGAAGGTATAAACGCCGAAGCAAAAGAAGCTATGGAGAAGCTTGCTAAAAATGCGAATGACGGTACCGTGAACAATGCAGGCGAAAGAGCTGAAATGCAAGACCAATTAGATACGTATAGAGAAGAGTTAAAAAATATACCACTATTTGGTAAAGAAAATAAAAGAAAGAGGGCAGACTTACTTTACAGAATAAATAAATATACTAAAGCTAAACAAACAGAGGGTCAAATAGGTAACGATATAATTGCGTCTTACAACACAAACGCTTACGACGTTGGACTAACTAAAGCACCAGCTATAGCTTTTATTAAAAACGTTGCTGATCATTATAACGGTGACGCTACAGATACTTCTTTTAAAATAGAAACTGTAGATGGAAAACGTGTGTTTTCTTTTACTTACACAGATGGAGATAATAAAACTACTTCTTTTGAAAGACAGTCTATAGAAGACATATCTAAATTACTTAGAAAAAGAGATACAAGTTCTATAACCTCTGTTAACACGATATTAAACGACGCTAGAAAAAGCGCTAAAAACAATACTAAACTTGAAAAGCAAGATGTGCTTCAAGAGATACAAAACAATCTTGAAGACCTATTTAGTAACAACCCAGACGGGTTTGCTAGTGTCGCAAGGACTAAAATGTTTGGTCAATCTACAAGTTATTATGATGCTTTACATAATCCAGGTAGCTCTGAGTCAAAACAGATACTTGATGTTCTGCTTAGCATGAAACCAGAGTTAGATAGCAATGATGATAATGAAATTACAAAAGCTGATTTTGCTACTAAAGAAAACTACGAAGAATTTATAAGGTCACTGGTAGATCCTAATCCACAGGAAAGAACCTTAGCTCACTCTCTTGCAGCTAAGTTTTACGCTGAAGAAGAAGGTGGTCGAGCTGTTGATTTAGGTATAAAGTATAGAGCTGACGAAAAAGAGAGTGGTAGTGGTGGTGACGGTGGTGGTAACGATTATCTTGGATATGGTGGTTATTATCAACCTACTGGTGGAGGCACGATAGGTGGAACTTATTACTCGCCTTTTGCGGAGCAAACATATAGCGCGGCTAACACAAAGCGAGAAGCTTTAGATCAATTACTTAAGATTTCAGGTAGACACGCTGAGTTTACTTGGAATCCTGAAGCTGGAATGTACGAAGCAGAGGGCGATCAATTCACTGTGGGTGACGTTGCTAGAATAGAGGGTTTAATGAGACCAGGTGAAACTGAAAATTCAGCGATATTTAAACCTACGTCTACGCAGGTGGAGCAGGCGACCGTAGATCAAGCGGCTTTACAAGGTATTGTAACAGGCGCTACGTTGACCAAAGATGGGAAGACAAGTGTTAGCGCGGCGGTAGAGA